GTTCGACAAAGGTTATGCTGTACAGTATAGGATTAGTGGTCCATACTACCCACAGGACCCTTACGCAAACCCAGAAGAGGAGCAGTAGCACATGACAACAGAAAAAGATACTTCACAAGGACGCTTGACATTAGGCATGTATGTTTCAGACCTAAAGGATAAAAAAGCAAAAGACATCCTAAGCAAACTGGAGTCGATCTCAGGAGGTCTAGAGTTAATCCATAAGGAATATACCTTAGAAGACTTAAATGGCTTAGAGCGAGCCTTGGAGCCCCTCAATACATATTTAGAAAGAGCCTTGGAAGACCTAGACTACTACGCTGACGAACATGATCCTGAGAGCGGTATAGACACACGATGGCTCAGAGGTCTAATCAATGACGTGCGAGGTGTCTAATGTTGAAAGTATTGCTGTTCCTATTCTTACAGGATCACGGGTGGATAAGAGTGGGGGTTAACTTTGACAATTTCAACGAGTGTACAATGGTACAACACAGGTTCATCACAAGTGAACCCGACATCACAGAAGGGTTCTGTTGTGTGCTAACAGAGTCCCAGTGTCTAACAACAACAGAGGAAATAGAAACATGAGCATAATAGAAACTAAACTAATAGACAGACTAGGGTCAGACTTAACTGTAGCTAACGCTGCTCGCGTTTCCTTTGCTAAGTCGCACAAGACACTGATGGCAGGAGACAGGAAGCTAATAGCGTTCTTAGCACGAGAGGGCCACTGGTCCCCATTTGGGCACTGTCAGTTACAGTTCTGGTGCAAGGCCCCTATGTTCATCGCTAGACAACTACAGAAACACACTGTGGGCCTATGCTGGAACGAGGTTTCTAGGCGTTATGTAGACACACCACCGGAGTTCTACGCTCCTACTGGCTGGCGTTTGAGAGCCGAAGACAAAAAGCAAGGGTCAACAGACATCATACATAAGGACAACAAAGAACTAAACGTGTCTTATAACGCCCTTATGAAGCAATCAGAGGCGTTTTATACACACCTTATAGAAGTAGAAGGGGTAGCCCCAGAACAAGCCCGTATGGTCCTACCACAGTCTCTAATGACAGAGTGGTACTGGACAGGCTCTTTGTATGCCTTTGCCCGTATACATGAACTCAGGGTAGCTAAAGACGCACAATTAGAGTGCCAGTTGTTTGCGAAAGAGATAGACAGATGTGTATCCGAAGTGGTAGACTTGTCTGCATCATGGGAAGCACTGAGAGGAACTAAAAATGTCTAAACTGATAAGAGCGGTTATCTACTACACCACCATTATACTTACGCTACCACTATGGTTGCCCATTATGCTGGGTTTAATGCTAATCTTTACTATGATAAACTGGGAACTTGATCCCTCAAATATGGAATATTACGACGACGAAGGAGATTACGAAGATGAGATGTAAAGCATGTAACGATATACTAGAAGACTTTGAGTTAACGAAGAAGGACCACCACGGCGAGTTTTTAGACACCTGTAACGACTGCCTCAGGAGTATATATAAGGCTGAGTTATGTGACGATGATTATTCTATGAATGATACTAGACTTTTACTGGATGATCTGCTACCCTAAAACATAAGTATATACTTAGGAGTAAACTAAAGAGTAAACGTAGTAGTACTACTTTAGTTACTCTTAAGAACTACTTAGGTATATGGGTATCACACCTACAGGAGACACGTATGGAAGACATGAGAGGTTTTATCTGCGACAATTGCGACGAGTTAATCCTATACAGGGAGATTGACATTAACGACGACGAGGACATCTGCTTTGAGTGTCACGAGAACCGGGCAGAAAACGAAGCACTACAAAACTACAGGAGATACACATGATAAACGACGCAGTATCAGTGAAAGCACAGGCAGAAGCTAGGTACTACCTAGAAGGCAAGCAGCGACAGAAGGAGGACCGTCTGTTGTCATGGATCATTTTCTTAGGTATAGTGGGCTTCTCTTCCACAATAATAGTGGTGAACGTATGTTAGACAAAAAGCTAGAACGTATTGTGATCTACACTTGTTCGGCAAGTTACGTCGGTTCCGCACTGGACCTGATTGTCGAACAACTGGCTCACTTAGAGCAGCATGGTATAACAGTGTTAGACTACAACAACCCCACAGAACTCAAATTAATTGAGAAGGAGGTAGACAAGCCCGGACATTAGGTGTAAAATAATGGTATGTACAGGAGGAAACCCTTTTGTACACTTACAAAAACAAGCAACCGGAGATTATTCCATATGAGTAATGCAGCAGCAGCAGTAGTAGAAGGCGTAGTAAACTTCAGCAACGTAACAGAGCATGACGTTTACAACGGACAGTCCACAGGGGCTTACACTTTAACCATCACGATGTCAGAGGATGACGCTGACGTGTTAGCGGATCAAGGTGTTAAGATCAAGGACTACCAAGGCAACAAGCAGCGCAAGTTTAAGTCTAAGTACGAGATCAAACGCTTTGACGCAGATGGTAATGCGTACATAGGTGAGATTCCGTTCAACTCTAAGGTACGCCTTCAGTACAAACTGGGTCCTGCCCATCCTGTACACGGTGTCCCTGCGTACCTTGAGAAGGTCAAGGTGCTGGAGGAGGCTGAGATGGCTGAAAACGACTCCCCTGATTTTTAGGGGGTAGTCTACGATGGCTAATTTTTTAAGGCATGAGGGGTGTCCGAAGTGTGAATCTTCGGACGCTCTGGCCATCTACGACGACGGAGGCGAACATTGTTTCGCCTCTGGTTGTTCGTACCACACATTCGGTGACAACATGGAAACAACAACAGTGGCCACAGCCAAACCCCTGAACATGGGCGGCAGAGTGGCAGCAATAACAGACCGTAGGCTCTCACAGGAGACGTGCAGACACTTCGGGGTGACAGTAGAGTACTCAGCTACTGGTGACGTGGCAAAACACTACTACCCCTACTACAAGTTAAATACGAACGAAGTTTGTTCAGCTAAGGTGCGCGACGTAAACACGAAGAACTTCTTCACGAGTGGTGACACCAGTGGCGTAGGTTTCTTCGGACAGACCAAATGCACCACTAACCGCTACATCACTGTCACAGAAGGTGAACTGGACGCTATGTCAGTCTTTGAGATGACAGGTAGGAAGTGGGACGTGGTTAGTCTCAGGACCGGCTCTTCTGGCGCTGCTAAAGAAATGAAAGAGCAGCTAGAGTGGCTGGAGTCCTACGAGACAGTAGTAGTCTGCTTCGACAACGACAAGGCAGGACAAGAGGCCATTGACCAAGTTAAGGACTTGTTTAGTCCAGACAAGCTAAAGATATGCCGACTTCCTATGAAGGACGCTTCTGACATGCTTGTAGCTAACAAAGTCAAGGAGTTTACGCAGTGCTGGTGGAACGCTAAGGTTTACAGACCTGACGGCATTGTGGCAGGTACAGACACATGGGACAACTTAGTCGAGAAGCGTAAGGTTAAGTCTATCGACTACCCGTGGGAAGGTCTGAACCATTTAACACGGGGACATAGACCTTATGAACTCGTGACAATCACTAGCGGCTCTGGCATGGGTAAGTCCCAATTCATACGTGAAATAGAGTTCGATCTTCTCAAACGCTGCGAAGGCAATATAGGAGTCCTTGCACTTGAAGAAGATGTGTCTCGTACAGCACTAGGCATTATGTCAGTAGCCGCTAACCGTCCTTTGCACTTAGAGGAAGACACCCCAGTAGACGAGTTAAGGCCGTTCTGGGAGGACACACTAGGCACAGGTAGGTACTATTTGTTTGACCACTGGGGTTCCACTTCGACTGACAACCTCCTAGCGCGTGTGCGATACATGGCTAAGGCTCTGGATTGTCGTTTTGTAATCCTAGATCACCTGTCGATTGTTGTGTCCTCTCAGGAGTCTGGTGACGAGCGTAAAGCTATCGACGAGATAATGACGAAGCTCAGGACGCTCGTGGCTGAGACAGGCATCTGTCTGTTTCTCGTGTCGCACCTTCGTAGGTCACAAGGTAAAGCACACGAAGACGGGGCGCAGATTAGCTTAGGTGAACTCCGGGGTTCTCAGTCTATCGCACAACTGTCAGACATAGTTATAGGCATGGAGCGGGATCAGCAGAATGCTAATGAAGACATCAGGAACACAACAACTGTTCGTGTCCTGAAGAACCGTTACACTGGTGAAACCGGACCTGCGTGTTACTTAGCTTACGACCGTGGTACAGGTAGGTTGACTGAAGTAGCTAACCCACACATAGGTGATGACTTTTGATCTACCTTGACTTAGAAGCAGACGGATTTGAGCCTACACAGGTCTGGTGTGTCGTTACCCGTGAAAACGGTGCTAATTTGGTACACACTACCCCGGAAACGCTCTTAGAGGCTCTCAGAGGCTCTGTAAGCGTCGTTGGTCACAACCTAATAGGATATGACCTCCCTGTGCTGGAACGTCTGTGGGGGCTTCATATTGAGCCTAAGAGGATTATTGATACTCTGGTACTTTCGCGTCTGTGTGACCCTAGCAAGTCCGGTGGTCACTCGTTACGCAACTGGGGCAACAATTTAGGCTTTCCAAAAGGTGACCACACCGATTGGTCCTGTCTTAGTCCTGAGATGATTAAGTACTGCGAGAGAGACGTAGAAGTAACAGAAGCAGTACACAAGAGGTTGTTACAAGAGATGTCCGACTGCTTCTCACCTGAGTCCATTGAGTTGGAACATCAGGTGCAGTATTCAGTACAACAGCAGCAACGCAACGGATGGACTTTGGACCAGACGTTGTCCCGTGAACTATGTGCAACATTTAAGGAGAGGATGAATGAAATTGAAGAAACTTTACAACGACAGTTCAGGCCCATTATCCATGAGAGATACTCTGATAAGACAGGCAAACGGCTTAAAGATAAGGTTGAAGTGTTTAATGTGGGATCTAGGCAGCAAATTGCGAAACGCTTATCGAGCCTTGGTGCGGTTTTCGGGAAAGTTACGGAGAAAGGTAATCCGATTGTGGACGAAGCAGCCCTAAACACTGTTGATCTCCCTGAGGCTAGAGCCGTTAGTGAGTACCTGATGCTACAAAAAAGATACGCACAGGTGTACTCATGGCTAGAGCATGTCAAGGAAGACGGTAGGGTTCACGGTAGGGTCATTAGCAACGGCGCTATCACAGGGCGTATGACACATCAGTCACCTAACATGGCTCAGGTTCCTTCTAGTCACAGCCCTTATGGACATGAATGTCGTTCATGTTGGACTGTTCCTAGTAGTACTAAGTTAGTCGGGTTTGACGCTAGTGGTCTGGAGTTGCGGATGTTAGCTCATTATATGGACGACAAGGAGTTCACAGATGTCCTGCTTACAGAAGACATACACACAAGAAACCAAATGGCTGCGGGTCTTGAAACGCGACCTCAAGCTAAAACTTTCATCTATGCTTTCCTATACGGAGCCGGAGATGCAAAGATCGGAACTATCGTTGGAGGAAGCGCAAAAGATGGTTCACGCCTTAAACAAAGATTTCTCAGAAATACACCTGCTCTTGAAAATTTGCGAGAGCGAGTTGGTAGAGCAAGTGGTAGAGGATATCTTAGAGGACTTGACGGAAGGAGACTTCACGTTAGATCAGAACACGCTGCACTGAATACGTTACTACAAGCAGCAGGAGCTATCGTAATGAAGAAAGCTCTGGTGCTTTTAGATGACTATGCACAGCAGTGGAACCTTAACTATAAATTTATAGGGAACATACATGATGAAGTCCAAACGGAAGTGTCAGAGAAACATGCGGAGAAGTTCGGCTACCTTGCGGTTGAGTGCCTCAAGGCAGCAGGACTCGCGTTCGACCTCAGATGTCCCCTCGACGGGGAATACAAAGTTGGAAACACATGGGCGGAGACACACTAATGGGAAGTAGACAAGTGGCTTTAAACAACGATGGAACTAGGAGAAGACCTATTTCTGAAAGCGCACAACGAAAGGGAGACTTTGCTGAGTACTACGCAGTAACGTGGTTGTGGGACAACGGTTACGAAGTTTTTCCCAACGCTGGTAGCAACGGTCCGATAGACATGGTTGCTTTTAAAGACGGGGGAATAACTTTAATAGACGTTAAAACACTCTATGCAGACAACCCTGACAAACCTCCCATGTCGGTATCAGCTACTAGATCCCAAGAACAGAAAAATCTAGGAGTTGTTCTCTTAGGTTTTGCGCCTGAAACACGTAAACTCAGATGGATAAACCACCATGAAAAACACGTATAACTTAGTCAGCGACATCTACAAACTTGTAGAGTCAAAAGAAGTAGCAGAAGGTGTAGACATTGACGCTTGCATTGAGAAGTTCGGTGAGAATGTCAAGGACCTTATGCGAAAGGAGTTCAAAGAAGTACGTGACGACAGCCGCAAGCTTCGTATGTCCAACATAGGACGTAAGGATAAGTTCCTCTGGAGCGTCTACAACGACGTAGACAAAGGTGAAGACATCACTCCACCTACCTACGTTAAGTTCCTCTACGGACACATCATAGAAGAACTACTTCTGTTTCTCACTAGAGCAGCAGGACACACGGTCACTGACGAGCAGAAGAAGTGTGAAGTCAACGGCATCAAAGGTTCTATGGACTGCAAGATCGACGGAATTGTGACAGACGTGAAGTCTGCGTCCACCTTCGGTTTTAAGAAGTTCAAAGACGGATCATTAGCCTATGACGATCCTTTTGGTTACGTCGCTCAGATCAAAGGCTATGCCCACTCTGAAGGCGCTACTAAGTTCGGCTGGTTAGCTATGGACAAACAACATGGACACCTGACTTACCTACTGTACGATACAGAGGACACACAGGCTCCTATTTACGACTTGATCTCTTACGACATAGGCGAAAGGATCAACGAAATAAAAAAGATGGTAGAGCAGCCAACGCCACCCGAAGTTTGCTACGAGTCCTTACCGGACGGCAAAAGTGGAAATCGGAAGTTAGCCGTAGGTTGCTCATATTGTGTTTACAAAAAGCAGTGCTGGCCCTCCGTAAGAGGATTCCTGTACTCCACTGGTCCACGTTATTTAGTAGAGGTAAAAAATGAGCCGAAGCCACTTGAAATCACCGTTTCGTAGTAAGTTTGAAGAAGATGTTGCTAAGGTTCTTACGAAGGGTTTTGAATATGAACCCTTTAGAGTTCCTTACATAATAAAGAGAGAGTACTGCCCGGACTTCGTACACGAAGCCACAGGTACTCTAGTGGAGTGCAAAGGATTCTTCAGAGAAGGAGACACTAAGAAGTACAAGAGTGTCAGAGACTGCCTACCGGACCACCAGCGTCTTGTCTTTGTTCTTATGAAGCCTGAGAAGAAGATCAGGAAAGGAGCAAAGATGACAATGGCCCAGTGGTGCGAAAAAGAAAACATAGCGTGGTACAGCAGAGACACATTAAAGGAGTTGATTAGGGATGTCACTAACACTGGAGGAAATTAAAGAACGACTGTTGAAGACCTACGATCCTGAAGACTTTCTTGAAGCGTTAAACATAACGTCAGAAGAGCTTTTAGACAGGTTTGAAGACAAGTTAATCAATAGGCTAGATGATTTTGAAGAGGAATTAGAAGTTGAAGAGGAGGACAAAGATGAGACTGAATGAGGTAACACCGGAACAGTGGGACTCAGTGTCCAGACCGGAACACTACAACACAGGTTCTGTTGAGTGCATCGAAGCTATTAAAGCCAGTATGTCCTCAGAAGGGTTCAAAGGATACTTAAAAGGAAACATAGAGAAGTACCTGTGGAGATACGAACAAAAAGGGAAACCTTTGCAAGACCTGAGCAAATGCAACTGGTACTTGACAAGGTTAATAAAGGAAATTACAAATGAAAGTAATTGAAGGGAAGTTTAATAAGAAAGAAGTAGTCACGGTTCCTCAGGTGTTTGCTTCTATTTGTAAAACAGAGAACTTAGAGGATTACACAGACGCTTTCTGTTTCGCTAAGTCAGACGACTATGTGGTTATATCTTCTAACATGGAAGCGCACGAGTTGTACTTCTTATTTGACCAACTAAAAATGACAATACTAACTAACGGAGAATACGAAGTCTAATGGATGCCTACCAACAATACATACACAAATCAAGATACGCCCGGTACTTACCTGAGGAGCAACGCAGAGAGTCGTGGGGAGAAACTGTCAATAGATACTTAGACTTCTGGGTAGAAAAAGATAAGCTCACAGCCAAAGAAGCTGAAGACATTTTCAGGCAGATACATGGGATGGGAGTAATGCCCAGCATGAGAGCCTTGATGACAGCAGGAGAAGCTTTAGACAGAGACAATGTAGCCGGTTTTAACTGTGCCTACTTACCCATTGACCACCCTAAAGCCTTTGACGAGATGATGTACGTCCTCATGTGTGGCACAGGCGTAGGCTTCAGTGTAGAACGACAGTACATACAAAAGTTACCAGAAGTAGCAGAGGAGTTACATGCAACCGATACAGTTATACACGTCGCTGACAGCAAAATTGGCTGGGCAAAAGCTTACAGAGAACTTATCTCAATGCTCTTTGCTGGTCAAGTGGCGAAGTGGGACGTATCTGGAGTTAGAGCTTCAGGGGAACCCCTTAAAACCTTCGGCGGTAGAGCGTCAGGTCCAGAACCTCTTATCGACTTATTTCAGTTTACAGTCGAAATCTTTCGAGGGTCTATTGGCAGAAAACTTAGTTCCATCGAGTGTCACGATATCTGCTGTAAGATTGCACAAGTCGTCGTCGTCGGAGGGGTTAGACGATCCGCTCTTATCAGTCTCAGTAACCTCACTGACGACAGAATCAGACGGTGCAAGTCAGGGCAGTGGTGGGTAGACAATCCACAACGAGGCTTGTCAAACAACTCCGCTTGTTACACAGAGAAGCCTGACTTTGAGGCTTTCCTGAATGAGTGGCAGAGTCTGTACGAGTCACGCTCAGGTGAACGTGGTGTCTTTAGTCGTGTTGCTAGTCAACGACAGGCGGCTAAGAACGGACGTAGAGACGCTACAGTTGACTTTGGGACTAACCCTTGCTCAGAGATCATCCTTAGACCGTACCAGTTCTGTAACTTGTCAGAGGTAGTGGTAAGACCTGAGGACACACTCAAGACGCTTAAGGAGAAAGTCAAGACCGCTGCTATCTTAGGGACGTTACAGGCTACACTGACCAACTTCAGGTACTTGCGTAAGATATGGCAAGACAACACAGAAGAAGAAGCACTCCTTGGTGTGTCACTGACGGGTATCATGGACCACCCTGTTATGTCCGGTAGGAAGAAGCAAGCAGAACTAAAGCAGTGGCTTACGGAGTTAAAAGAAGAAGCCATAGAGACTAACAAGAAGTGGGCAAAGCGTCTGGGGATAAACGTCAGTACTGCCATTACCGCTGTTAAGCCTTCCGGTACAGTCAGTCAGCTTGTGGACAGTGCGTCAGGCATCCACCCACGTTACTCTGAGCAGTACGTTAGAAGAGTCAGGGCAGACGCTAGGGACCCGCTGTGTGGTGTCTTAGAAGCTGCTGGAGTCCCTGTAGAGGACGACGTGATGTCTGCCACTACTAAGGTCTTCTCCTTCCCGGTGAAGTCACCTAAGGACGCTATAGTGGCTACTGACATGGGTGCTATGGAGCAGTTGAATCTGTGGGAGATATATCAGGACTACTGGTGTGAACACAAGCCGTCTATGACTTGCTACTACAGAGACGACGAGTTCCTAGAGGTAGGACAGTGGTTGTACAACAAGTTCGACAAGGTTAGCGGCATTAGCTTCTTGCCTTACGCTGAACACTCCTACCAACAAGCTCCTTACGAACCTGTGGACAAGGCGACTTACAGCAATCTAGTAGCAAACTTTCCTAAGTCTATTGAGTGGAACGTGTCAGAAGCTTCGGACATGACAGAGGGTTCACAGCAGTTGGCTTGTACTGGCAACAGTTGTGAGATTTAGGAGTTAACTTAGGGGTCTTAACGGACCCCTTCTTCTTCCTGTTTATTAGTCATACCAAACGCACCGGCAGATGTTAACAACATGCCTTTGTTTCGTTGGTTTTCTGCTTTCAACACTGCGGCACTAGGTTTGTAATCTACAATGTCTTGCAGGAGTTCTTTTGGTTTTCGTGTGTCTACTCGTTCTCCTTTAGGATGACTGTATGTTATTCCTTGTCTTTTTCCTACTACGTCATAGACCATAGGTGGAGTAACAGCAACTAAACGATTAGGTAATAAGTGACGCATTGCGCTTAAAGTAGGTAAAACCGGAAGTGCTTTCTGGATTTTTCCCGCTATGCCTTCAAATAGATTATGCTCATCTGACATAACACCTATTATTTTACCGTTAGGTGTTACTTTGCTTATGTAGTTAATTCCTCCTTCTGTAAGAGCCTGTCCTGCCATAGCACCTGTAACCCAAACTCCACCGTCTTCTGCTGTACCTTTGACTGTAAACTCACGGTCTGTTCCTTTGCTTGCTTTAGCATCAACTTCTAGTTTAGCTAAAAGCTGTTCAGGAGTCACTTTGTTAGTGTTTTCAAATATGTTTTTTACTGTTGTGTTATAACTAGCCCTTATTAAAACATCGTGGTAGTGACCACCAAATGTAGCGTCTCCTGCGCTGGGGCGTTTAATAACAAGAATAGGGTTGTCTGCACCGGAGAAAGGAATGTCTCCTCTAAACGGTATAGCCGAAGATTCTTTCCACACTGTGCTGAAGTGATCTTCAATAAAATCTAAATCGCTATCAGGCATTTTTAAAGGCATCTTTTGTTTATTCCCTGTTGCGTCTAGCGCATAGGGTTTCAGTTTGTTTGCTTTTATTATGTCAGAGTAAGCACCGGGATAATAATCAGCAGCTTCTACAAGATCAGACCTACGCATAAGCTCGTCTAAAAAATCAGTACCTCCTTTCCTACCAGACTGACTGTGTATTCTTGACGAGAATTGAGCTTGAGCTATTCCTCTGCGCTCTCCACCTATTTCTGGTATTTTACCTATCTTGTCAAATTTTTCCATAAGCTTGTTTATAGAAGGAATCTCAGATAAACTTTCTTTCAATTTGGTTTTAGCTGCTATTTTAGCGTTGTTTATTTTACGAGGAGTCCAAGAAGGAGCTTTAGGTTTCTTAGGATTTATTGCTTGATCTATTATTTCTTGTGTTGCTCTTGTAAACCCTTGTTCTCTGTACATTGCTCTTGATCTTGGGTCAGCCATGTCTCGCATGGTGTTCATAACTTGTTTAGGAGCCCACGCACCTACAGCCGCATTTGCCATTAAAGGATCATAGAAACCGGGAATCACGTTGTTTGCCGAAGCAGTTAACATACCTCTCCCTGAGTCTGCTCCCGTTAAGTTGTTTACTGTTCTACCTGCTCCTAATATTTTACTAACGCCCCGGACAGCCGGAAGAGTCTCAGCTACAGAAAAAGCAGCCCCTAAGTCCCTAGCTTGTTCAGGGTAACGCTTTGCTAAATCCTGAGCGTACTTGCCCCCTGTAGTGTTCATCAAGTAGTTTACGCCTTTCCCGATACCTTTCTCAATATCGTCATGAATCAAGGCTGACGTAGCTTCTCCTACTACGTTACCTAATGTACCGTCTAAGACGTTAGCCGTTGTTCTTAAACTGTATTGACCACGATTGATCTCGCCTGAGCTAAACATTTCGTCATCTTTGTCTTGTTCCTTAACAGCAGTGTAGAAGTTTCTTTTTATGTCTGCAAACAACCCGTTGTTACTCATCTGAACTTTCCTCTTGCATTTGTTCTCTAGCAACGACGGATAAGTACCTTATCATCTCGTCTTTTTCTGAGTCTATTAAGTTGTTAACGACATCTGATACCAACAGTTGCACAGCAACATTAACTGATTCTACAGCACCAGAGTTTTGTTTAGTTAACATAAGCAAACGGTTTGCATACTTAGGGTTAGTAATAATACTAGCAAAAATCTGTGGAACAAATAAGGCTGCTACTCCTGCTGTAACTATCGGACCAGTGGAAACAACACCAGCCGCCGCTGCTCCTCCACCAGCAACTACAGTTGTTAAGTGTCCAGCTATGCTTCGTATACCACCTGACTCTGCGCTTCTTAGCATTAACTGTCCAAAGTCTCCTGAGGATGATTTAGAAGTCTCTAAAACAGCGTTCATTAGTTGTTTAAAACGAGGGTAGTCTGGGCCTAACATGTATTTATACTTAACTACTTCAGCGGGTCTGTCTAAACTTTTAGCTACTGTTTTTAAATCAGAAGCTAAAGATGTATTGTTAAAAACTGAAGATACCCGCGCTGACAAAAAACCTCTTTTAAAGAGTTCATCTATTTCTTTTACACTTCCAAAAGCAAGATCAGCATTAGCATCTTTAGACGCTTCTTTAAAAGCAGTGTGCAAACTTGTTCTTAAAGCTTTTATTTGATTGACGTTAGTAGCGTTTGCAGCTAAGTTTCCTAAACCTATAAAACTACCGTTGCTGGCGGCTTTTATGTAGTTTTTGTTTATCTTAGGAAACAAGGCGGTTACACCTTCGCCGTAGGTTGCTTTAAGAGTCTTGTAGCTTTCAGCCGCTTCTGGGTTTACTTTAAGCATGGTGTTGTAAATAGATTCACGCAGTTCTGACGCAACCCCAGCTAACTCTGCTTCAACAACAGAGTTTTTCTCTGCTCCGTTAGAACCAAACTTAGCTGTCACACGTTGAGTAAAAGACCTGTCAAGAGTTATTAACTCAGAAATAGGGAAACTGTTGTTAGGTAAATCACGAAGCCTTCCTAATTGAGTTTCTAAAAAAGCAAGAGACTCAGGGCTTAACTCATCTACCGCTACTCCTTTTTTAGTTGTTATGTATTTGTCTAAAGGTCTTAAAAAAGCAGAAGCGTTTACACGAGGACCAAGAGCATTATACAAACCAGTGCTGCTTGTGTTTAAAACTGTTTGAACCTCATCTAAACTTTTAAGATAAGTAGCTTGTAAAGCAGTTTGTCCTTCGCTGATAATAGTAAAAAAAGCGTCTCCCATTTCAGAAGGACTTGCTCCTACACCCGCTGCGTTCCTATTAACTACAGCACCCACCTCGTCTTTAATAACGGTGTTAACTGCTTGTAGGTTTTCATTCATAGTTGACCTAGAAATTAAACCAACATCCGCAACGCTTTCTCTAAAGTTATCTAGCCCTGAAGTTCGTATTTGAGAAGGTAGTAGTGTTGCTCCTCCTGATTCTAAAATCTTTTGTGTAGCTTTTAAAGACTCTCTACTTCCTGCTGTATAAGCACCTTCTATAATTTCTATGGCTGTTTGTTCAGCCGTTAGTCCTAGCTTGTGCTTAGCTGCGTAGTAAGCAGGTTTAACTTTAGATAAAACACCTAAAGTTAACATGTCAATACCAGCAGACCACATAGCGTTCTCAACTGCTTTTGAGTAAGCGTCTATCTCGTCTGTTTCTTTGTACACAAGTTCAGAGTAAGCGGTCCCGGTAAAGTCACCTATAGCTCCTCCTATTACCCCGCCAGCAACAGCACCGGGAGGACCAAAAGCCATGCCACCAAGTATAGTACCCGCTGTACCAAGACCAAGACCACCGGCAACACCTAAGTTTTCCTGTAGCCAGTTAGGTCCTTCGTCTACTTCTTCAGCAGGAGGTGCGTTTTTTTGTTCTTGCATAGCGGCTAAATCTTCAGCAAAAGTTGAACGAGATTTCCTGTTTGGAAAGGCACTTGTTTGTGTCTGTTGCATAGCAGTTAAATCTTCAGCAAAAGTACTCATTATTTATAAAACTCCAATGCTGTTTTGTAAGTTATGTCTCCGTTTTCAACGGCTTGTTGTATCTCTTGTTGTTTAGCAGCAGGAAAAACGCTATAATTAAGATCAGAAGTTGTTTCTTCTTCAGCCGGTAAAACTTTATCCAAATAGGACTCAAAACTTCCAGAACTTGCTATAAGAATAGAATTGTTTAAGAGTTCTTCTGCTCTTTCTAAAAGAGGAAGAAGGCGGCCTATGTTGCTTTCTCCGCTACTTAAGTAACTTCCAACTTGCTCAATTAAGAAATTTCTTTCTCCTTCTGAAATTGCGCCCACAAAAGACTGAAGTTTAGCTAACACAACTTCACCAGCGCGTGTTTCAAACTCACCTACATTAGCTGGCTCTGTTCCTAAAAACTTTGTAAAACCTCTAGCAACTTGTCGAGTAAAACCACCTGTTGCAAAGTCAGGGGAACGAAGAAGAGTTATTATTTTGCCTATGTTTTTAGTAGAATCTCTTAATCCCGGAATGTTTGCAGCGGCTTCTACTCTAAGAGTTCCAAAATCTTTAGCAGACTGTTCAGCCAATGTATTACCGGGACGTAAGTTATCTGCTAATTCTAACCTTTCCGCTGCTCGTCCTTCTTCAGCTATTTTATCTCTTCGTTCTTGTTGGACGTTTCCTCCTGAGCTACTAGAAGCAGGGCTTGTTCGTCCTACAGGGTTTTCGGGAGAACCTTGAAAGGGGAAAAACTGTTCTGCTGAAGTGCCATTTTTATAAGTTAGAATTTTTTTGTTAAAGTAGTTTCCTTCGGTGTCTACAACAGTAGTAGTGTTTCCGCTCGCTTGCAGTTCTCTTTTAGGAGCGTACTGATCTAAGAACATACGATAAAGCCTATCAGTTTCTTCCACAGAAAGATTAGCTTGTTTCCCTAGTAAAAAGAAATCTTGTCTTACTTGAGGGTCCCTAAGTTTTGTACCTGCTTTAGTTGCAAAGGTAGCCAACTTTTGTTGGTCTACTTTGTTTTTTTGTTTTGCTTGAAGCTCTTGGGCGTACTTTACTAACTGTACCGCACCCGCTGTATCTCCGTTTGCGTTCCTTGCTTTTGCGGCCTCAAAAAGCACTGCGGGGTCTTGGTTTTGAATGCCTTGCATTAAGTTTAAGTTGTTTGCTTGAGCAGTTTCTTCTTTCTTCTTAGCTTGGTACTGCCCCGGTACACCACCGACAGCAGCACCTAAGTTAAACATGCTTTGGTTAGTAGGCATGTTCATCAAGTTACTCATAAATTGTGGACTAAGTTGTGCCATTGTTTTCTCCTATTTAAATAAGCCGCCTAACGCTGCTTGTGTTAATCCAGCCCCAACGTCTCTATACATCCCAGCTTGTCCCTGAGCAGACGCTAGTAAAGCCTCAAGACCTGTAGAATATGTTTCTCCGTAAGCACTTCCTTGCTGTGCCAACTGCGACCTACGTTGTTCAGCACCTGTCATACCAAGTGTCGCAGCGTTAAGCAACTGTGCCTGTGGTACATAACCAGCAGCCATCAGACCTGAACCTAAGTTAGCTTGACGAGACTGCTCTTGACCCGCAAAGGTCATAGCGTTCAACATAGCTGAATTCCTAGCTTCTTCTTGTGCTTTAGCCATTGATAGTTGTTCAGAAGTACCTCCATACGCTTCTGTACGCACACCTAAGCGCCCTTGTGCCTGTAGCTGCCCTTGTAGCCTGTTGCTTTCACGTACTTGTTCTGGACGTATAGCCGCCATCATACGATTAAACACATCTTGTTCACGAGTAGCGGGGTCTACCGCTGACAAAGCAAACATAGATTCAGACCGTTGGAGGTTAGCGTCCTGCATAAGTTGTTCTTTAGGAGAAAGCGTTAACTTATAGTCCATTGCTCCTTGTTGACCAGCGGGAACAAAGGACGGGTAACCCCCTGCTCCACCTACACCACCTGCGTTTTCTTGTCCTTGTGGAACTCCTGCGCCAGTTTGAGTGTAAATAGGCGTACCGTCTGAGTTGTACTGGCCTGTAAAGCGGCTACCAGAAAAACCACCCGGATTAGTTCCGTCGTTTAATAAGATGCCTTCTCCGTTTTGTGCTGAATAAGCAGCGTAACCGTCCCAAGACGTAAACTCTTCATTGGACAATCTGCCGTCATTGTTTAAGTCAGGGACACCAAGATTAAAAGCAGCAAGCTCATTAGCTGATGCTTGACTGTTAGCCCCTGCTTGGTACGCTGCTTGCAGCTCTGGATCATCAGAGAATAGTTGACCACCGGCTTGTCTATAGCGGTTATCTATAGCTTGTTGAGGGTTAACACTTCCTGCACCACCTGTTCCGGCTCCCTGTGTCATTCCAAAGTTACTGCCAGTAGCTGACGTTACAGTATACGGCTGAAACTCCATCATACCTGAGAGTCTGTCGGCTAAACCACCGGGAGCAGCGTAGCTTTCATAAGCACGTTCTCCGGTCCTGCCTAGTCTCTCGTAACCTTCTTTAGCTAACCCTAAACCAGCAGCGCCTAAGGCTAAAGGACCAGCGTTATCTACTATAGCGCTTCCTGCGTTACCTAAGCTGTCGAGTATCCCATGATACCAATTGTGAGCCATTAGTAAGTTCCTCCGCCAACTGTTTTATAATTATTCATACTGTTTTACCCATTAGTGCAAGCACGTTAATTTCCTGTAGAGACATCTCTTTACCGTTAATGTCCGATTCCATGTTAATAGCTAGTGTTCCTCCACTGCCCGACGTGTTGACGTTGTTACGAGAAAGGAACTGTCCAGAACTAAACTGACCCACGTTAAACTCAGCTACGTTGTATTCAGACGTAGCGTTGCTAGTTAGTGTTATGATAGCTGAAGCAGACGAAGAGTTAAAATCGTATGCCCACCTAAAAAATATATCGGAGTCTTCTCCTCCAAAGATAGTCGGTCTTATCTTCTTAAGAAACTTAAGCTTTGCTGGATCGCCAAATGACAACTCAGGACTTGTGTATTGAAAACGGTACGATCCACTGTTGTCTTGGAAGCCAGAATATTTCCCTATGCCGTGTGAGCTACCGATTAGAAGTGTTCCGTTATCCTGCCTAACGTAAGAGGTAAACCCTGTTCCGGGCCACCGTGTTGCTCTGTAAGAACCGTTTTCTAACTTGACTCTAACGTCGAAACAGAACGTCAAGGCACGTCCTACAAAGGTTAACAAGTAAAAGTTTTCCTCTGGGTGGTACACTGATCTAAATGACTCTGTTTCAGATGTCAACGTAGCAATAATGTCTTTAGAGATTGTCCCTGATAGGCTGCTGATAGGCATAGACTTCTCTTGGATTGTCCTGCCAAAGCTCTTTAGACCTGTCTGCGACAAGAATAAAACATCTGCTCCTGTAGCTTGTACTGTGTCCCTATCTACACAACCTACGCCAGCAATAGTATCAGAAAGAGTCATTGCTGCTGGATTGTCAGCGCCTGAGTAAACAACAATACTATGCCTACCAAAAATAATTAAGTGGTTGTTGTGAGCAGCTAAAGCCACAATCTCATCATAACCGTCAGGCCATACCTGAGAAATGTCTATAGAGCCAGAAGTACCTCCTGTCCACCTGTGTCCAGATAGTAAGGTAGTCCAGTAGATAGTAGACTTATCATCAGTAAAATCTGCTGTCCAAAGTCTACCGTAAGCAGCTAAAATTTCATTACCAAACTTAGTAGAATCGTCTAACCCAGATGCACTGTTGACCGTACTAAGAACTTTTACAGTACTGCCAGTACCTCCTGAGCTTCCTGTTGCAACAGTGTTATAAATTAAAGGAGCAAAGCCACGTTGAAAGAAGTAGATGTTGTCGTTAAAGTTAACCATCTTCCAGTTATCAGCGTTAATCGTATAGCTGCCGGGAGTCTCGTCTACCAAAGTAGTTGTACCGCTGATGATCTTGTTGTTACCAACAGAGAAGACCTTGGTTGTACCAGCGTTGTTCTTAAATTCTTTGATTGCTCGTATCTTACCGGAGCCTAACACAGTCTTGTTTGTAGTTATAACACTGAGTCCTTTACGAGCAGCAATTCGTCCACGCTGGTCAATCACAGCGTTGTCTGCTACTTCAGCAAAAGATGGGTCTTGAGCCAAAGGCGAGTCTTCGGTATTAATACCTTTAAACGCAGGAGCTACAAGGTTAATGCTTTGGAGTTCTTTTGCCATAAGTACCTCAGGGCGTGTAGAAGATTGTTTCTTCTGGGTGTCTAGCAGCATCTACAGCTATTGCATCTGACAGATATTTGTTAGCCATTTGGAAGTACTCAGCCGTAGACGTACCTCCTGTTTCACCACGCTCTCTGGAAGCAAACGCTACCGCAAGGTGTAACACAGGTGAACTAGGAATAACTAGCTTGTCTGTGTCGGCACTTAAAGCGTCATTGGGCAACACACACTTAAACTTAATAGCGTACACGCCGTCTGGTTTAGGGTACACATCAATTAAGTTGTCACCACTAGAGTTAACTCCGTTGTAGGTGTAGTACTTAGGTGCGCCAGAAAGAGGAGACTGTAAGAAATACTGCTCGTCTATCCATGTACTAGGTCTGTACTCCATTACGATGTTAGACGTGTCATTTAAGACGCTTAGTTCTTTAACTTTGTTTTGACTGCCTGTTAGGGCGTAGTTGTACACACCGTTAGACGTGTTTATTGCCAAAGTAGTTCTAAGTGAAGACCAATCCCAAGCGCCTTCAACTAAGTCCTTAGCGTCGTTAACTAAGTCTCCTATAAGCGCACTGTAGGTATTAGAACTTACAGAGCTAACTGTAGTTTCCCTTAGTCTTCTAAGAACACCGTTAACTAAATTTATGTAAGTCATTAGACCATCCCTTCAAACAAACTTTCTTTTATAATGTTGTTTAGTGCTATTGTGTAATCTTTTTGTGGGGGCATTACGGGCCTAAAAGCTGGTAGTTGTAACCCCGGTACTGAGCCCATAGGTGAGCCTCCAAACAAACCAGAAT